TACAAGCAGAGGGTCAGCGGTTCGAGCCCGTTAACCTCCACCATTTTTTTCGCCGACTTAGCTCAATTGGCAGAGCAATTGATTTGTAATCAATAGGTTGTAGGTTCGATTCCTATAGTCGGCACCATTTATTTGGAGACGTAGCGAAGTGGCTAAACGCGGCAGACTGTAAATCTGCTCCCTCTGGGTTCGGTGGTTCGAAACCACCCGTCTCCACCATTTACTGATGATGCATCGAGTGATGCTTACGAGTTGGACTTGATTATTGGGGTATAGCCAAGCGGTAAGGCAAGGGACTTTGACTCCCTCATTCGTAAGTTCGAATCTTACTACCCCAGCCATTTAAGATGTCTCGGTAGCTCAGACGGTAGAGCAACTGACTTTTAATCAGTGGGTCGAGGGTTCGAGTCCCTTCCGAGACACCACTTTAGTAAGATATGCGAGTGTAGTTCAATGGTAGAACGACAGCCTTCCAAGCTGTATACGTGAGTTCGATTCTCATCACTCGCTCCATAACAAAATAAACCGCTTAAATAGCGGTTTTTCTTATGCTCTGGTCAACTTTTGGTCAACTTTTAGACAGTTTTTCGATAATATTTAACATTTCAGCATCTGTTTGCTCTAAAAGATGTGAATACGTATTTAGAGTAATGTCAATCTTGCTGTGACCAAGATGTTTAGATACTGCGATGATATTGCATCCGTTACTTATCGCATTGGTTGCGAAGCTATGACGAAGACCGTGTATTGTAACTTTTTGATTAATTGTAGTTGCTTTTTTCTTTGCTCTATCAAATTCGCGTTGGATTCCTGAAATGGATAGCGAGTGTTCAGAGCCGAATAAGTACACGCCTTCAGTTTCTAGTAACGGTTTAATTGCATCCATCACAATGCCCGTTAAATTGATTTTACGAGGCTTCCCTGTTTTTGTGGGTAATTCTCCATTTGAAAAATGTTTGATTGATTTAACGATATTTGCGGTGCATTCTGAAATGTTTATATCGTCGTGGTGCAAAGCCATGGCTTCACCGCGCCTGCATCCTGTCCAATATAAGAAAATGAAGAACTTTTTATATATTTCTATTTCTACATATTTTAAAAATGTATTGAATTCCTCAATGGTCCAAACCTGTTGCTCATCCTGGATTTCTCTTGGTCGCTTTAGTGGCTTTAGAACATGATCGACTGTAGGCAGTCCATAAAATTTATTAGCATAGTTAAATACAGCTCTAACATATTGCACAGTTGTATTTTTAGTTCTGAATGCATACTTATCATTTTTTGATAGATCTGCTCTCCATGCATCTAATTGCAATGGAGTTATTTTTTTAATTGGCTGTTCATAGAATTCAGAAAATCTTTGAACAAAGTGAGTTCTTTTAATCTGGCACATCGTATCGGATGATTCGATGCTGCTCATATATTGCTCTGCCATTTCTCTAAAAGTTAACTCACCGGATGTATCTTGAGTTAATCGCTGTGCATCAGCTTCGGCGTGTAATGCGTCACGCTTCGTTGCAAAGCCGCGCTTCTTCTTCCATGATACTTTATCCGTGATTGGGTTTTTCACCTTAAAAACGTAATACCATAGCCCTGTAGACTTATCTTTTGCGACGGACATAATATACCTCTTTAGAACTTCCTTCTTAATTCAATGACTTTTCCTATAATTGCCACAGGTTTATCCTGGATGTCTGATTGGCTAAAGAACATTGGTGGATATGAAGGGTTCAATGAATGCAAGATGATGCCATCGTTATTCTTAAATAGTTTTTTGCAGCAAGCTTCATCGCCATTAACTTTTGCAATAACGATATCACCGTTATTAGCATCTGATTGGCTTTTAACAATAACGATATCATTATCATTTAAATCTGGCTGCATAGAATCACCTTTGATTCGTAATGCTAAGTATGTTCCAGCTTTTGCTAATTTTGGATCTATTTCTTCCCATTCGTCTGGATCGTCATAGTTAACTTCTTCAATTGCTAAATTAGGGATGCCTGCTCTACTTGTTCCGAGAATAGGAATAAGAGAGCCTTTTTTAATTTTGTCTTTCCAGTTATGGCCAAATTTAGACATAGAAGAAGTAGAATCGTAAGATTGTTCTTTTTCTGATACGTATCCTGAAAGAAGGCTCTTTTGAGCGTAGTTAAAATACAATTCATCGTCAGTTTTATATTCGGATGTTCCTTGTAACCAATCAACTCTGATTCCAAAATAATCAGCAATTTTCTGTAGTTTTTCTGCACTTGGTTTGTGGTTATCGATTTTGGATAAAGAGCCTCTAGCGAAGCCTAGTGTGGATTCTAAACCAGTAATTGTTATTCCGGCATTGTTGCATAAATCCTTTATTTTCTTATACATAATTTATCCTTTCTACAAATGTTGAATAAATTACGTATTTATTATTGACACGTTGAAAATATAACGTATAATAAATGTAGAAGTTGAAAATATTACGTAAACTTCTTGCATAACTTATTCGCTTAATTTGCTTTTGACAACTCAAATTATAGAATATTTTACGCAAATAGTAAATAAAACACACGTAATATTTTCATCTTCCGAAAGGAGAAAATATGATTTATTCGAATATTAAGAAACTTTGTTTCAGCAGAAAGATTTCAATTTCAAAACTTGAAAATGATTTGCATATTCCACGAAGTTCTATTTGCAAATGGGATAAAACAACACCGAGTGTATTAAAGGTTAAATCCGTTGCAGATTATTTCGGTGTATCAATGGAAGAACTGTTGAACGAAGATGGAGATTAACGAATGAAGTTTCTAAAGATTATTAAGTCTTACCAAGAAGCACAACACAAAGCGTATGAACACGAAGATAGATTATTCAAAATGATTTATCCGAACATCGAGATTAGTCGATTCCAGTACGATTCTATTGTTGAAGCAATTCTTAAGAAATTTAAAACGCTTGGATTAAACTATGGCACAGCAAAAGAAATCTTAAAAGAAGTTGCAAACAAGTTAGATCAAGAAGTGGAAAAGAAGAAATTATGAATAAAGGAGTTGCGAAATGGAAAAAAAGAAAAGTTACCATAAGGTCGCAAAACTATATAAGATAGCTAATTACTTCGGTGTTCAAATAGAAGATTTATTAAGCAACACAGGAGATTAATTAATGCGGTTATTTGATTTGATTAAAAATAAGAATATTAGTAACAGATGCTTTTTTAGAAAGAAAAACGGAAGCAAAGAATTCGTACTCTTCTTGATAGGGGATTATATCTATATCGCCGATTCAAAAACAAAAGAGAGTCCAGGCATGTGGACTCCATCGATAGATGATCTAAAGGCGGATGATTGGTGTTTCTTAGAATGATTATCCAAGTAGCATTTTAGTCAACACATTAGTTGCAATGGTAGTCAACATTTCGATTGAAATGCTCTTGACCTTTGAAGAAATTTTCTTTGTAGCAGACCAAACTTTATCGTCTCGAACAGAGTCAATAAATTTATGACCTTCATATGTAATTGAAGTAGTCATGAAAACATATGCTGGATTATTACCTGCTGGTTGTGGCTTACCATTGATGAACCCTGCTTCACTTAACTTGATAAATGAATAAAGTACATCATCATCGGAATAGCCTTTTAGATGTACACCTACAAGGTTTATCCGTGATTTCATATCAAGATTTTCTTCTAAATAAAGCATACATGCACGTACACAATCATGATTTAGTTTCATAAATTTCACCTCTTTATTCGAATTATATCAAATAAAAAGGGAACTTATAAAGAAAGGAGCGATTAGATGCGATTACATGCCAATTCAGAACTGGTAAGAATGCCATATCTGAAAAAAACAGATGTGGGCAGAATTTCGGGATATAAAAGAAAAGATTTGAACACATTATTCGATTCCGCACAGGAAATCGATAAGAAAGAATTAGGTATCAATTACATGTTTTCGTACAAAGTAAGGACAAAAACAGTAGCACGATTAATGGGATACTCATTAAGAGAATTAATGAATATGTATCCTGAACAAAATAAAAACGCTCCGTCCGTCGAAAGTAAGAGCGCTAGTTAGTGACATGCTTTAAATGTCACTCTCATTATAACAAATTAGAAATGGAGAGTTCAATATGAAAATAAGGAAGAACGTAATTAATGCACTTGAAAAAATAGTACTAATTGGAATGTATGGATTCATTTTTGCAAGAGTGTTTTTATTTATGGTTGGTATTGATTTATGAACGAGTTAATCAGAGATAAGCTTCGCAGATTAAAAGGATTGCCAACCAAAAAGGTAAGCACTGAAGGGGTGATGATTCTTAATGATGATCAAGCTGAAGCTGCACTGCAATTTGAGTTATCAAAAATAGATGCATTTCAAAAGAAAGTGAATGAGGAATATGAAAAGAAAACAAATTAAAAATAAGTCAATTGACCAGTCTGTTAGAAATGAAAATCTAGCGGATAAGATATACAGTCTCATCGAAAAAGAAGGAACGACGATGGTTGATTTCGAACGCGTAATGAGACGTGTCAGAAGAACAGTGAAGGAGAACATTAGACTATGACAATCGTTGCAGGAAGATGCTTTAACAGAGGGCTAGAGAATAATGTAGTAACGCTCAAAGATGATGTAATCAGAATTCATAGCTTTAACAAAGATGGATTAGGAATCTATCGAAATGAAACTAACGATATAAACAAGAGTTCTTCATCATTTGTGATGAACCTAAACAAACACGATTATGATGTGCTATCCAAATTTGAACAAATCAAAATCAAGAAAGATGGAGAAACAATCAAATGCACATCTGGAATTAGTAACTTTCAATTCCAGAATAATACGGATATGTATGAAACACATGCAGCAATTAAGGACCGAAAGGAAATTGGATTGAATCTAAAAGTATTCGAGAAGGCTGCATCACTTGTATCGAAGAAGAACGGAGTATTGATCAATCCGAATGGAGTTTGCGCATACGATGAAGAACTTCAGTTCCTTTATAAGAATACCCAGAAGTTGGATATTGAAACTCAAATACACGCACCGATTGATGTTCTTAGATTAAGAGAGAAGGGTATTGATTACGTTATCAAAGCGAACAATAAAATCATCATGCTGCAATCTGCCGGCGAATTAATCTATTCAAGTCTTTTCGTTAAGACAAACGAAAACTTAGCAGGGTTTGATCCAAAGCTAGATGGTGAAATCAAAATTGAAAATGCCGAAGCATTTAAGAATATACTTACACAAGCTGCAGGGTTTAATAATGATATTTATCTTGAAATCAGCGGCATTGGAGAGCTGACAATACAAACAATCATTGCGGGCGAGGATCCACGCGTGTACACAACGAAACTCAAAGTAGAAACAAATCTACTGGCATGCAGACGTGCCTTCTCGATTGCCGGCATCTTGAAATGCTTAAATGCAATCGAAACAACTGGACCAGTAACGCTACATTTAAGCGATAAGATGCTTCGCATTGATGGAGATAACGAATTTGTAACGTTAGCAGCGATTCGCACACCTGAAGATGTAGAAATCGCAATCACAGAGAAAATAGAAGGAGTTGAATAATGACAGAATTAAACGAAGAAATCATCCAGGAAGAGACGGATGAAAGTGTTGAATCATCTGATGATATTTTCGGGATGATTGGAAACAAGCCGGAGCAACTGAAATCAGATAAGAAAGAAATTAAGAAGAGTGAAGTAAAGAAGGACCAGGAAAAGGAAACAAAAAAAGAACCTGAAAAGTCATATAAATTTCCATTCCAAATTTATTTTGCTGGCGCAAATCACGATATGACGGGAGCGTTCGAAGAAAATCGCGAATACTCTGCTAAACAGATTACAGACATCATGCTTGCAAATCACTTCTATGAATTTGCTGGAGCTGTAGATTACGATTACATCCAAGAAACAAATACACTTGTGGCAATGTTCATGCAGCACAAGAAAGGATAGATTATGAAAGTTAAATATACTTTCTATATTGTTGGCGTTGGTGGTACTGGCTCACTATTCGCAAGAGATCTACCGCAATTATTAATTGGCACGAATCATCAAATGGTCTTGATTGACGGTGATATCGTTGCAAAAAAGAATGTGGCCAGACAATCTTACCAGCTGCAAGATGTTGGATTGAATAAAGCTATCGCATTGGCCAAGAAGATTAATAGTTTCTACGATATACAGTGTGAAGCAATAGATAAGTACATCACCCTGAATGAATTGGCGGAACGAATAAAGAGAGATTCATCAGTACCTGTGATTGTAGGTTGTGTCGATAACGATGCGACAAGAAAACTGCTTGAAGATACGTTTAAGAAACAGAAAGCAGCTGTATACATCGATTCGGCCAATAGTGCATATTCCGGAAATGTTTTTGTGACGGTGAAGTCAAATAAAGATATTCATGGAAAATTGCGAAGTGAAGTCTACGATTTAAAAAATGATAAGAAACCAACTGATAAGAGTTGTCAAGAATACGTATCTGAAGGGAATCTACAGTATATGGTGACAAATGCAAAGATGGCAGTCTGTATCCTGGAGCATTGCTTCAACTTGATCACAGACGAACCTATTCTTTCAGGGGTAACGAAAATTGATAGATTTGCGCAAATACATTACTGAAGAAATACAGTCAGATTTTAGCAAGCTTCTATATGCAATACATGCACGTTCTTCGGATGGCGGATTTTCCATGTTAATGGATGATGACTTTGATTTTAATTTTTTAAAAGACCTTGCACCAAGATTGAATACAACACTCCTTTGTGGCTATGAATCAGAGGATTTATTCGGTGGATATTTATCACAAAAAAGAATCCTAAACGAAAATATAAATCCTATTATTTACAAATTGTTAACATGTTTTTTCGATGAAGTGGATTTTGAAATCGATGCATTCTCCGGAGATAGTACAGGAGTATCAAATTATTTTTTAGAAAAGTACTACAGAAATCCAAATGATGCAGCATTGCAATCAATTGCCGAAGATATCTCACGATGGTTTGATGTGGATATACAGAATGAAAAATATATTCCATTTGACGAAGAGAATCTTGATGAAGCCTACGGTGGCGCGTGCATCATACGTTTTTCAGAAAAGTGTGATAGTGAGTTAATAAATAACTTAATGGAATTTATGCCATTCGCAAATACGGGTGATAACACGTGGTCATCATATACACTAGGTGACTATGAAGGATATAGCTTCAGTATAAATATTGATTTATGGGAATTTTCTAATAAGCTTCTAAAACTATTGGAAACAGTTCCAGCAAATCAGCATAACGATGTTACACATAACGTAGATAGATTCATAAATATTCTTGACATACACCGAGAAGACTATCAAATGTGCATGGGTAATGAACAAATTATAGAAGATATCATTCAATCGTTCTGTTCTGAAATGGAGGTGATTCTATGAGCCAACTTATATGCAGAATCTCAAACACAAATCCTGATGTAGAAATTCTAAAAGTCGATCATGGAAAAGAAATTTGGAAATCTGTATCGGTGGATACGTTTGCTAGAAAAATTGAAAAATATGCTTACAAAAAAGATAAACACATCAAAGATAAGCCTAAGCTTGTAAATGTTGAAATTATAGCGATGTCTGACAATCAAGTTATGTATAGACAACCCGAACATAAGCGCATCGTAACGTTTCAAGGAAAGGCATATACAATCAATTTTCCAAATGCAATCTATCATGTGAAATATACATCAGAAAAAGTAACAAGCATCAGCATGTATACATATATGCAATATAGAGGAATCGAGACAAAGTTATACAGATTTCCAATGCCAAACATGACGATGTCAGAAAACATGTGCATAGGCACTGCTGATAGAAAAATCAAGACAGATGTATTTGAAACGGTTGAATCAATCGTAGATAGTCAATATACGCATGATAGCGTAGACAATCTGAAAAAGACAATGTCTACTATCAAATGGTTTAGACACTTAAAAAACAATCATCTGCAGCGTAGTGATTTAAAAGAAGCTATATGCAACTTGAAAGATTTAGTTAGATGAAAGGATAAGAAAAAATGTCAAAAGGAATAAAAGCATTCCTCCTTGACACACAAATGGATAAAGACGTTCGGTCCATAGAAGCACGTTATGGACTGACAGGTTACGCAATATTAGTTAAGCTCTGGACTATGATCTATCGAGACGAAGGCTACTATTGCAAGTGGGACGACGACACAAAGTACCTGTTCGCACGAGAAATCGGTGCCGATAAAAAGAAGGTCGAGCAAATTGTAGAGGAGTGCTTGCGACGAGGATTGTTCTCTTCGGAGATATACAACCAATTCTTAGTCCTCACTTCTGCTACCATCCAAAAACGTTTTCTTCAATACAAAGCACGTGCAAAATTTGTGGAGATAGAAAAGTGTTTTCAGTGTGTCAATTTTTCACCGAATGAATACAAAAACATAAAAATTGTAGACAATATTTCGAAAAATGCTGGCATTTCCGCTACTACTAGATTAGACATGATTAGACTAGATAAGACTGATGATGATATAGGCGATTGCGTTGATTTGAAAAGAATCGAGATGTTATTGATTCAGCCGGTCCAAAGGGAAATCGAAGTTTTAAATCCATGCATGGATAATCAGAATATTGTAGAAAGAATCAACCGTACAAAAGAATCGTTGCTGCATGTATTTGCTACCATCACAGAACCATCCGTGATAGCAGGAATTAACCGATGTTCAGACGAAGAAATCAATCAAGTATGGTTGCGCACGTGTGAGGTTTATGGATTAGAACCTGGTATTGAGAAACAAGTGTTGAATCCTGAAGGATACATGCTTGCAGTAATAGAAAATAAATTTAGGAGGATATAAAGTGACAAATAATTTAGCAGATGCCTTCCGGAGAGCGTTTAAAAATATTTACGAATCTCTAAAGGAAGAGGAAATTCGAATTGTTAAGAAAGGGAACCGTATCACAGCTGCTTACTACGTCGACGGGAAATGCGTTAGACATGCTAATGCAAAGTGCTCTGTAGATGATAACTTCAACTTTGAGTATGGCTCAAAGTTAGCATTCAAACGAATGTGGGGTGATCCAAATGCTTAAAAAATTAGGGTGCTTAGGAACTGTATTTCCAAGCGACGAATCACTAAAGCGAAAGTCAAAAGATGAATTAATAGATATGCTTCATCTTGCAGAACACAATTATCAAGTGCAAATTGAAGCAAATATCAATCAGTACAAGATTCTAAAAACATATCTTCAGGATTATAGTTACGAAGATTTTATGAAGATAGTCAGTAAAGCACAACTAGAAAGGAACGAATAATGGAATACATTTATTTATCAATCGGAACAATAGCAATCATAGTATTCATTGTATTTTGTTGCTGCGTAGGATTGTTCCTATGTGCATGCATCATAGGAACGTTTATACGAGCTTGGTTCATGGTGGCGGATTTTATTAACGATTGGTTTAGGTGATTAATATGAGAGTAATTAAATTCAGAGCATGGGATAAAATAAGAAAATTCATGATAACAATTTTCGATAATACAGCTACTGATGAGTGGTTTCTTCCAAACATGAAAGAAGACTATGAAGTCATGCAATATACAGGCATAAATGATATATACGGAAATGAGATTTATGAGGGAGATATTGTTTATTTAAGGCGTTCGTTATTTGGGTTTGAATTAAAGCCAGAAGCGTTTATCGTGACATTTAAGTACGGCAATTTTGTACTAGAGAATGAGTTGAGTATCTTTTGCGATTTAAAAGGATATAAACCATTAGGATGGTGTGAACGAGTAGAAGTTATCGGAAATATCTATGAAGATAAGGAGGATGAAGAATGATGAAATCAAGTGATATGGAAAAAGTGGAAACGATATTAAACAAAATAAAATATATAAAGGTAGATATTATACATCTTCTTAAAGCAAAACAAGAAGGAATAGGTGATGCATGTATAAGAATTAATCACCGTTTTTACGAAATGGATGGAAATATAGTTCAAACAATTTTAGATAAATATAACTCTGAATTAAATGAAAACATAAAGGAGTTAGAAAAATTAGGAGTCGAGTACGTTGATGAGACAGCTAAGACGACTACAGAGAACTAAGGGATATTTACGTAAAACTGCTGATAAGCACGGTCGAGAAATCGTTAAGCCATTCATTAAGAGTGATTTTGACGAAATGGTCCGGTGTTGTTTAAACCATAGGGATAAACACGATTCAAATAGTTGGAAGTATCGTGTATGGTACAGAAACTATATACTGCTTATCCTGGGAGTGAATACAGGTAACAGAATTGAAACGTTGATTGAACTTACACCGAGAGACATTGCAGGCGGCCAATACACTTGTAAAGAGATGAAGACAGGTAAGGTACAGCAATTCAATATGAATCCTGACGTATATGCCACTGTTAGAGAGTATATAGAACGCTACGCAATCCAACCTAACGGATATATCTTTGAATCAAGGCAGGGTTTAAAAGGTTATCCGATAACAAGACAGCAGGCTTGGAGAGTGATTAAACAGTTAGCGGATGAAGCTGGAATAAAATATCCTGTGGCATGTCATAGCTTGCGGAAGTCCTATGGGCGTTGGTACTGGGATGAAACGCACGACTTACTTACAACACAGAAGCTGCTGATGCATGAGAGTGCGGCTGAAACAATGCTCTACATAATGCTTGAACCATCAGACATCCAAGAAGTGAGAGAGTCTATCAATCATACAGAGAAATGGGGATAGATAACAACATTCTTGCATGTATCAAAAATAATAAAAAAATATGTGTGAGTGTAACATTCGATTTATGTAACTGTCAAAAACACAGGAAATCAAGATAAATCAACATTGATAAGCGTTATTAAGAAAATACGGCTTTGAAATGAGCGTAACATAGTTCTGATTCTGTTGCACTCACAAGACAATAGAAAAAGGAGATAAAAATGTATTCAATTCAAACACAAAATAAAGACACAATTTATTACAATCCAAACGTTAAGAAACTTTATATTACTGATAAGAGAATAGACAATAAGCTTCAATATGAAGTGCGTGCAACAATAGACAATGAAGATCGCTTGTTGGGAAGATATTCAGACAAAGCGATAGCACAAGAAGTTATGAACGATTTAATCAGTGATAGCTATTGGAATGATGCAGCTGTGTTCTGTATGCCGGAGGATAAATGATGATGGTTGCTATTCTATCCTTCACATGTGGAGTATTCTTTGGAGTGTTTATTATGGTAGCAACACGAATTGCAGGTGTAGATGATCATGACTAAGAAAGAAGAAATCGAACTTGCGCTACTTAGAAGAAAAAGAAATGAGTTAGAAAAGGAAATCGCAAGAGTTAAGGAAGCACATCGCAGACATGAGTTTGCGGAAGTCAATACATTTCAACTCTTTGTTTTGGAAGATCGTTTGCGTTGGGTAGAAAAAAAGATAGCTAGAAGGGAAAGACATGATTACAATTGAAGAACTTAAGAACTATAGATATCTTCAAATGCAAGCGCAGGCAATTCAGGAACAGATTAGACAGATGTATGTTCCGATTTCTTCTCCGCAGTTGTCTCAAATAGGAACGAAGTCAAATGTTCCTGGAGATCCAACGCGGCAGGCTTTCTACAAGATTGAGAGATTAAATCGTGAGCTTGAAGATAAAGTTAACGAGATTGCGGTTCAGATGAAAAGGATTTTAGATTGGGTAGATACAATTGATAATCCAGAAATTCAAATCATAATCCGCTGGCATTTTATGAACGGTCTAAGTTGGAAAGAAACAGCAAGAAAGATTTATTCGACATCTGATTCGGATAGCTGCAGAATGAAATTCTATAGATATTTCAATCAAAAAGATAAAAGTGTTCGTTAGCGTTCGCTCGCGTTCGTTTCAAATGTGATACTATGCTAGTGTAGAAAAAGAACAGATGCGTGGGCAGGTCTGCTCTTTTTTTATAAAACGTGGGTATTAAGTAGATTTTCATTTGAATTCGACTCCTTTATGCGCAACTGCCCATTTATTAAAGGAACATGAGATGGAAGATTACAAACTTGCTGAATATATTAGGCAATTAGAAAAAGACAATAGACTATATAGGTTCTACAAATCAAAAGCGTGGTGTGATTTAAAAGACGAAGTGTTAACGGAAAATCACAATGAGTGTCAACTTTGTAAAGCTGAAGGAAAGATAAGAAAAGCAGAGACAGTACATCATATTAACTATGTACATAATCGTCCTGAACTTGCTTTAAGTAAAACCTTCATTGATGTTGACGGAGTAGAGAAACAAAACCTTATGCCTTTATGTTTTGATTGTCACAATAAGATCCATAAGAGATTTAATTACAAAGAAAACGAAAAAATAACGCAAGAACGATGGTAAATACCCCCCACTCTCCCGTATGCCATTCTCAAAAGAGAGGGCTTACAACGGGGGAGAATCTGCACAGGTTAGATTTTTCGCACATTATATGAGAATTTTCACAAGAAAGGAGCATGCATGTATGTTAAAAGAACCGGTCGCAATCAAAAAGCAAAAAAAAGCGACGAATCATCGAACAAAGAAGGAACTTGCAAAGTCTGAAGATGAAGCACTGGTGCTTCCTGCTACTCAAATAGATGATATTACCGACCCTAAAAAGATGTATGCTTTTTTCAAGAATGTATTGATTGAAAATGGTCTTTGGTGGCCGAGCGACGACATCCATTTACAACTATATGTTAATTTGATTGCAGAAAGAGACAAGCTGACAAAGAAAATTAATAAAACTACGAATAACGCCATTCGAAATGCTTTGGTAAAGGAAAGACATGTATTGATTTCTGATGCTTTGGAATATGAGAAACAATTAGGATTGACAGTGCTTGCAAGAGCGCAGCTGTTACGTAAGAAAGATGCCAAGAAAAAGCCAACCGCAAAAGACAAAGCAATCGCACTTATGTAAAGATGTTAAACAATGTCCTGAAATCTGGGATTATTTCAAAGCTATCAAGCAAAAAAAGATAAGAACAAATAAGCACATTAAAGCGTTGATAACATTAGTGGAAAAGGAGTTCGCAAAAGGGGAAATATATATTCGACTTGATGAAGTTGAAAATTATATGTCGTTTGAAATTCTATTTCCATTTAAATTAATGCCGTGGGAAAAATGTGCTTTCGTTTTGCATAACTGTGTCAGAAGGATTTCGGACGAAAGCCTTCGATGGCCAGATTTATATTTATATCTTGGGCGTGGTAATGGAAAAAACGGATATGCATCCTTTGAATTCTTTTGCCTGATGACACCGGTAAATGGAATCGTGAGATATGACATCGATACATGTGCAACTGCAGAAGACCAAGCTAAAACATCATTTAATGATATTTTTGAAATGATGGATTCACATCCTGAAATCTATCAAGATAAATGGACATGGACAAAAGAGAGAATCGTTAATAAAACAACAAAGTCTGTTCTGCGTTATCGAACGAACAGTCCAAAGTCAAAGCAAGGTCTACGTTCTGGCATGGTCTATCTTGATGAAGTTGAAGAATTTGATGATTGGGGAAATATTAGGGTATTCAGAACGGGATTGGGTAAACAAAAATTTGATATGGATGGAAATGCACGTTCTGACCCAAGAAGCTTGATGACTTCTACAAACGGAGATAAGCGTGGTGGACCGCTAGATAAATATCTGAATGATGCAGATGAAATTTTGTTTAATGGCGTTTTCGATAACGGAACGTTATTTTTTATTTATTCATTGAATGATAAAGAAGAAGTACATGATCCAAAGAATTGGATTATGGCCAATCCGTCAATTGATTACTTTAAAAGTTTGAAGGATGAAATTGAAAAGGAATATGCAGAGTATAAAAAAGACCCTGTTACAAATTCTTCGTTTATGTCATTACGAATGAATTTACCTGTTGAAAAGAAAGAAGATCCAGTTACATCCTGGGAAAACATTCAAGCTACAAATCAAGAACTTCCACCACTGGAAGAGCTTCGGAAGATGCCGTGCATTTTGGGCGTGGACTTTACAAAGACTACTGATATGGCAGGGGCGTGTTTTACATTTAGAGACTTTGAAAAGAATAAGTATTACACAGTTAAACATGCTTGGCTATGTAGAAAATCAGGGGATTGGGACCACATTAATCAAGATGCAATCAAAACATTTGAAATGAATGATTGCTTAACAGTGATTGATGATGTTGAAATCTATCCAGAATTGATTGTTGATTGGGCACTTTCGTTTAAATTCAACATTGTAATGCTGGCGGTGGATAGCTATAGATGGAGTGCTTTAAGGGAAGCGTTTGAACACGCTGGATTTAATGCAAGCGATAAGGAATTGGTGAAGTTGGTTAGACCGAGCGATATTATGCTGGCAATACAACCAATCAATTCAATATTTGTAAATCACCAGTTATGCGCTGGCGATGATCCGTGCTTTAGATGGTCAATCAACAACACGAAGTTGATACCTGCGGCAAACGGAAATTACAAGTATGACAAAATAGAACGTCGAAGTCGTAAAAACGACCTCTTTATGGCATATGTCCATTCAATGACATGTGTTGATAAATTAGTGGATAACAGAATGTCAACTGTTGTTCCTGAAGTTTGGACGTTTTAGAAAGGAGAGGGAGAAATGGGACTGTTTGATTTTTTAGGTCGAAAAAATAACGGTTATTCTATTTTAGAATTGGCGATAAAATCAGAAGAAATTCGAGATGGTCTTGGTATGAAAGAACTTGCGCTACATATCGCAATGTCAACGATTGCTGATTTATTAAGCAGATGCAAGATTAAACGATATGTTAAAGGCAAAGAAGAACCAAATGAATTTACATATGCAATGAACTTATCACCAAATGCAAATATGACAGCTGCAGAATTCTGGCAAAAGGTTATAAGAAATGCTTATGAATGTGAAAATGGAGCAATTGTAATTCCATATGAAAGAAATGGATTTATGAATTATCAAGTAGCAGATAGTTACGCAATAAAAAAATATCCAATGAAAGAGAATAAGTATAGTGGAATTGTGATTGATACTTTAACACTAAACAAGAATTATTCAGAAGGTGATATTTTCCACTTTAATTTCGAAAATATCGAATTAAAGAAATATGTTGAAATTATGTATTCTGAATATGGCGATTTGATGAAATTTGCGTTGGAAACATACAAGAATAAGAATGGTATGAAGCTTCTTCTTGAAATTGAGGCTATGAAGACTGGAAGCGAAGATGATGAAAAGAAGTATAAAGAACAACTAAAGGAAAGCATGAAGTCATTTATGACATCACCTAATGCTGTAATGCCGAAATATAAAGGAACATCAATTACAGATTTTGCAAAAGGTTCTTCACAAAATTCTGACGATATTCGTAATTTAAGAAAAGATATATTCGACACCGTTGCACAGATATTCAAGATTCCACAGTCAATTTTCTATGGCAATATCACGAACTCTGATCAAGTGTTTGATGAAATGATAACTCTAGTTATTGCTCCGCATGCGAAAGTAATAGAACAAGAGTTAAATAGAAAGACGATTTCTTATGATGAATATATCAAAGGAAATCGAATTGAGATTGATACAAGTACTATCAAGGTACAAGATATATTGAAACTATCTGCAAATATTAGTGGGCTTGTTGGCTCTGGTGCATATAGTCCAAATGATGTTCGAGAAAAGCTTGGAGATGCCAAGATAAATGAAGATTGGGCGAATGAATATTACATGACCAAAAACTATGCAAACGCAGATGACATTTCGAAAGGTGTAAATGAATGAAAAAATATTATGATTTAGTAACGACTGGCCAAACGGCAGAAATTTGTATTTATGGCGATATCACATCATGGCCATGGACAGATGGTGATACATCAGCAGTTGGGATGGTTCAGGCAATCAAGGGATTACCTGAAAATATTTCTAACATTAACATTCGCATTAATTCATATGGTGGTGAAGTTGCAGAAGGTCTCGCAATCTATAACACTTTAAAAACATGTGGAAAGCATGTAACAACTACGATTGATGGATTTGCGTGTTCTGCTGCATCGATGATTTTCATGGCAGGCACGGAAAGAATTATTAATAACTCAAGCTTGTTAATGATTCACAATGCGCTTACCTATACAGTTGGTAATGCTGACCAATTGCGAAAAGAAGCGGATGATTTAGAAAAAATTAATGAGCAGATTATCAAAACATACATGGAACATGTCAACATCACAATAGATGAAGTTAAGAAAATGATGGATGATGAAACGTGGATCACTCCAGAAGAAGCACTCGAAAAAGGATTCGCTTCAGAAATTGGAAATGTTCCAGAATCGGAAAATGTGATGAATTCTGCAAGAAAATTGATTTTTGATTCATTGGTTCGAAAGCAACCGTTAAATAAAATCGAAAATCAAGGACAAATTGAAGTACATCTTGATGAAGATGGAATACACATTCAAGCTACAAATGAAGTGCCGGAACAAAAAACGATGTTAGGCACTTTTTTAAATGCAATCATCAAATAAAAAAGAAAGAGAGGATTTTTAGATGATTAAAACTACAGCAACATACAACGAAAGAGTTAACGCACTTCTCGCATCTATGAAGGACGGTGACGAGACACAAGTACAGGATGCACTGAAGGGGTGGATGGAAGAAATCCAGAATAACATTCGTGCAGATTTTGAACAGTATCAAGAAACACAGGATCAATCAATTTTAGATAGACGCGGAATCCATGCGTTAACTTCAGAAGAAACAAAGTTCTACAATTCTTTAATTGAAAGTGTGCGTAACAATAAGGTATTAAATGCAACTAATGCAGGTCCTGCTTTACCTGTTACAGTTGTTGAGCGTGTACTTGAATCTGTTAAGAAGGACCACCCATTAATCAACGCAATCAATCCAACAGTTGTCGGAGCAATTACTAAGATTTTAAAGAGAAAAGGAAAGTTAGCGAAGGCTGTTTGGGGAGAAATTTCAGATGAAATTAAGACAGAAATCAAAGGTGATTTAGCAGTTGCCGATTTAGTTGCGGCTAAATTAACAGCATTCTTACTTTTATCTCAGGACTATATCGAACTTGGACCAACATGGTTAGATGCATATGTTCGTCAATGCTTAGAGGAAGCTTTAGCGCTTGGAATTGAAGATGGTGTAATCAATGGTACTGGTGTAAAGCAACCAGTTGGTTTAATTCGTGATATCCATGAGGGCGTAAGTTTCAACACAACTACTGGATACCCTGAAAAGACACCTGTTGTTGTTAAGTCCTTTGATCCAAAGACATATGGTGAATTAATTGCTAAGATGTCAAAGACTGAAGCTGGTGAATCACGTGTTATCACAAAAGTAATCTTAGTTGTTAACCCAACAGATTACTTCCAAAAGGTTATGCCTTCAACAACTGTGTTAACTGCATCTGGCGCATATGTTAGCGATGTATTCCCATTTGCTACAGAAGTATTCCAATCTGCAGCAGTAGCAGAAGGAAAGGCAGTTCTCTTCGTTGAGAAGTCTTATATTTTCGAACTTGCAACAGGAAATAAGGATGGAGAAATCTTAACTTCTGATGAGTACAAGTTCTTAGAAGATTTCCGCACATACAAGATTCGCTTACTTGGTACAGGTATTGCAGAAGACAATACATGTGCATTGCTACTTGATATTTCTGGTTTAGCACCACTATATTTAACAGTTAAACAGCTACCTGCTGCCTAATTGCTAAATGGATAGAGAATATCTAAAAAGAAATGTTGATACTGTCAAGCCAGCCGCAAAGCTGGCTTGCAATATCACGTGGGAAGAATCAGAAACAAATAGCAAGTTAGAAGAAATTATTAAAAATAGTATTGCAACAATCTGCGACATGCTAGGCAGTGATGAGATTGATTTTGAAAATGATATTCGCTCAAGAGAACTTCTGATTAATTACATTGTTTATAAATGGAACAATGTCCCTGAACAGTTTCGCACAAACTACATAAGCGATATTTTAGAGTGTAGAAAGAAAGTTCAGTTAGAAAAATTCGTTCCTGAAGGTGATTCCTAATGAAATTCAAAAGTGATATCAACACCTGTAATTCTGGCATCGTATCAATTGGAACAGATAAGAAAACAAAAACAAAATACGGTGGACAAATCAATGTCAAATCAATTGGTGACCTTGCAAATGTTCACCGATTTTTCTTTGAAGAACTTTCAAAACGTGAACGTGACTATCTAATGATTTCTGCATTGGGACATTCACTATCAATGAAAATCAAAATTCCATTCAATACATTGGTAAAGTCGAAACAATATGCGGTTATTGGAAAAGATTTATTCACAATCTCATATATAGATCATGATAAATATTGTGAAAACTTATTTCTGTATTTAGAAAGTGTGACAAAAGATGAGTAGAGATTCGCTTCAAGAATTGCATGATGCATTAGCTAGTGTTGAAAAAAAATTAGCGTATGGAACAGAAGATTTGGTTGAATCTGAAGTTTGGGATTACACAATATTCGGAAGAGACACATTGCAAATTAATGGAACGTCTGGAAGAGACTATTCGGATATTTATTTTGTAATGATTGTTAGAGAAAACTATGTTCCAAATGAATTGATTCAAGAAGTTATTAGTAAAGTTACAGAAATACCAGGATTCAGAATTGTTTCTGGTGATCATCAGTTTGATTACGCTCGTATCGGAAACACAAAAGCAGTCGCAGAAAGCATTACGTTAAAATTTGCAAAGGCTAATAAAAATTATGCCGTATATCAAAAGTGATTTTAAAGCTGCGGAAAGGCTGACAAATGCAATTAAAGGATTTGGAGATGGCGCAGAAAAAACCATCAATGAATATCTTTGGAATGATGCTGCTGAAATTATTGAAAGCAACATAGCTTCGCGTTTCCCTGTCTCCGGAAGGAATTGGAAAAAGAAAATTAAAAGTGCATCATCTGCTGGCATTAAAGGCGTTTTTGACCAACCTAAAAAAGGGAACTTGTCTGTTACGGTCAGAACACGCAAAGCATATAACTATCTGTACTATCCAGATGATGGAAGCAATACGCGCAATCATCAAGGTAATCAGCACTTCATGCAGAAAGGTGCAGAAGATAGTCAAGATCAAATTATAGACGCTTTGGTTGAGCGTCTATCTAAGAAAGTAGAGGAATAGATAAATGACCAAATACGAAAATGTGTATTCAGATTTTGAAGTAACAAAAACATCGTTTAAGCCAAAAGGAGCAACTGCTTTTATTGAAAATAACTGCGTTGGTAGTTTGGAGATTCAGGAAACTGTAAGAAATATTACAAAGAAATGTCGTGGGGTAGTAGTTAAAAATCGCACGAAGCATGGCGGAACTATCGAAGGCACATTAAAACTACACATGAAGTGGGGATTGTATAAAACATTATTTGGCTTAAATTCTGATGGATTAAAAGAAGGTATTAATTCTCTTAATAGAGATAAGTCTGTACATCCAGAATTTACGATGGTAAACGAAGTTCGTGATGAAGATGGAACTGTTAAGCTTCTTGCGTTCCCTTGTTGCGTTGCTAGTGAAGGTGCGAAGAAGTCAATTGAGAATGGTGCGACGGAAGTTGTTGAAGTTGAAATGAAGTTTAGCGCATCGGTAGATGAAATTGGAAACACTATGTATGAAGCAATTGTACAAGAAATCACAGATGAAACCGTTAAAACAAAGTGGATGACAGAGTTCTCAACTGAATTAGTAAAGGTTGCGGCGTAGTATGGCTAAGAAAAACACAAAAGCTGAAAATGACGTAACAGAAAAAGAACAAACTACTGAATATGAAGTTGTTGCAACATTCTACGACAAACATACAAACGAGGAGCATGCGACAGGTAAGCGTTTGTTTCTAACGGAAGAACGCGCGAATGAAATTCTAGATGTTCAATCTAGACTTGGATACAACTTAATTGAAAAAGTAGAAGACGGAGAATAAGATGATCAAGCAAGTTAATACAACATTAACATTAAGTGATGGAAAAAAAGTAAACTGTGCTTTGAACATGGCTTCTCTTTTTAAGTTGGAGCAAGCTAGACCTGAAGTTTACGAACAAACATCACAAGGCATGAATGGAGCCACAAAAGATAAGACGCATGCTGCTGTAGACGTTCTGTATGGCTCATATTTATGCGGGAATATCGACAATATCGATTCATGCATGAATAAGTCTGAATTCATTGAGAAACTACCAGGATACAGCGATATGATGACTGTTGTCGGAGAACTTTTAGCTGGTAAAAAAAAGTAAAATTTGAAGAAGCGTTCAAAGCAAAGACTCAAAAAATGCCAAGACATTTTTCAATGCCGAAAATAGAGTTTGAGAGTGTAGAAGATTACTACACTTTTTATGTGCTTATTTTAGGTGTTCCTGAAGAAGTGTTTTGGCATTTTCCTTATAAATCTTTAATGAAAATTTCGGATAACTATACTGCATATAAATCGTGGGAAAAATGGATTGAGTACGAAAGAATGCAGAAAAAATAAAAAGAAAGAGAGGTGAAGTAAATGGCAAAAAAGAATTCTGCTGAAATTAAATTCAGTGCGGATATAGGCGATTTTACATCGGGTATTAAAACAATGAATGATAACATCAAAGTTTATAATGCTCAATTGAAATTGAACTCTACGCAACTGAAGGGAAATTCAGAAGATATAAACCTCTTACAACAGCGAGTATCGCTTCTTACATCGAAGTATGATGCATCAACTGAAAAAGTTGAGAATACACAGAAAGCTTTGGATGAAGCGAAGCGTGTTTTTGGTGAAAACTCTGATGAGGTTCAGAAATGGACCAAGAATTTAGCATATGCTCAAACAGAACAAGAAAACATTAATCAAGAGCTGACAGCTGCTAAAGGGAAACTTGAAAATGCTGAACAGGCTTTGAATAGTAATGCAAGTGCTACGGAAGATTTAGCGAATAAAACGAAACAATCTGCTGAAGAACAGACGGAAGCAAATACAAAGTATTTAGCAACAAAAGATGCTCTTGATCAGATTGGTGATGCGGCTAAAAATGCAGCGGATAAACTTGTTGACTTTGGAAAAAGCACGCTTGAAGCTAGAGATAAAACAGACAATGCATTAGATACAATTCAATTTGGCACAGGAAGAACAACAGCAGAGATGGCAGGACTTGAAACAGCCTTGAAGAATATTGTTAAAACAATTCCTGTTGCTGATATGAATGATTTAGGCAATGCGATGGCTACTGTTGCAACAAAGTGCGACTTAACAGATGAAGAAATTGAACCGTTAATGACACACGTTGCACAATTGGCCAAGATTTCAGGTGAATCTGCAACAAGTATCACAGACTCAATGATTTCAATGAGCATGGCTTTTGGAACAGAGTATGATAAGTCGCTTGACATCATGATGCAAGCTTCGCAAATGTACGGTCTATCGTTTAGTGAATTATCATCGATGGCATCGTCTGCCGGCGTCGCTTTACACGACACTATGGGCTTGTCGCTTGAACAAGTTACAAGTTTGATGGGCTACTTTTCTGCTTCTGGAGTGGATGCTTCACAGGCGGTTGCTGGACTAATGAAAGCAACAAAAAACATGTCAGAAGACGGAAGTGTTAGTGTTGAAAAATTTAATGAAGTTCTTGCGAAATTGTCTTCTGGGCAGATGTCTGCGGCAGATGCACAAGATATCTTCGGTGCAAAGGCACAGAATTTTATTGCGATGTTACAATCATCCGGCATTTCATCAATCGACCAGTTAAGCAAGTCGTTAGAGAATCAGACAGGTTCATTATCGACCGTATCCGGAATGTATGATGAAATGAAAGATTCTGGAGATGATATGGTTGTTGCACAGCAAAAAGCGCAGCAGACGTTGAGTGATTTGGGTGAATCGATTTTAACAACGTTAACACCAGCAATCTCTAATTTCTCGGATATGATTTCAACCATTAATGATACATGGAATAGTCTTAGTCCTGAAGCACAGAATGCAATTGTCACAATTGGAGAGATTGTAGTTATTATCGGAACTATGATTGGCGTACTTTCTACGTTACAAAAGGGAATCATGGCAGTTAACTTTGTGATGATGGCCAATCCCGCAGCGCTTGTCATTGCTGGAATAGTCGCGCTAATAGCAATCATCATCGTTCTTTGGAATAACTGTGAAGGATTCAGAAATGTTGTCATGACCGGTATCGACATTATTTCAAATGGTGTTAAAGGTGTTGGTGATTTTATTGGTGGCGTATTTGGCGGTATCGGAAGCACAGTTCTTGCTGTGTGGAATGGTATTAGTGGCGGAGCATTGGCACTTTGGGATGGAATCAAAAGCGGATTTCAGAGTGGTGTTGATTTCGTAAGAGGATTATTTAATTTTCATTTCGAATGGCCGCACATTCCATTACCACATTTTTCCATTAGTGGAAGCATCAATCCGCTAGATTGGCTAAAAGGTGGTTTGCCTAAGATTGGTGTTGAATGGTACGCGAAAGCTATGGATCAACCTTATGTATTTAACCAACCATCTATCATTGGTGTAGGTGAAGCTGGCGCTGAAATGGTAGTTGGTAAGAACTTTGTGTATGAGCAGGTGCAAAGTGCCTTAAGTAGTTTAGCGTTTGGAAATATCTTTGATTTATTTAGCAGACTTATGTCAGTAATGGATAGACCAATTAATCTATATGTGGATGATAATAAGATTGCTGAAGCAACTGCTACAGCAGATGATAGAGTATCTGCTAGTCGCGTTAATCTCATGGAAAGAGGGCTTGCATTATGATAAATTTAGCTGGTAATTTGCAAAACGGAATTAGTATCAATGGCAAACACTCTTACAAGGATTTCGGCTTGTTTGTAAGTAAAAAAGTTGTTGAGATGCCAAGCGTTAAACGCATTCGCGAAACAGTGCCTTATATGAATGGCTCGCATGATTTTTCAAAATTGAATGGTGAACTTACATATGAGGATAGAATCATTTCATATACATTTGACATCACCGGCAATGATGCGGAAGAGATGAACAAAAAGAAACATGATGTGTCTGCATGGCTTTGCGAAGTACATGAAGAAGATATTCATGATGACGACTATCCACACGTACATTTTGTTGGTTCTTACCATGAATCAGACTGGGAAGAGGATGATGGACAAGGTGAATTAACGATTAAATTTATTTGCAAGCCGTACATGTATGCAAATGTTGAAACAGTCATTGAACTTTCGGCAGGAACGAATGTTTCGTTAACTATTCAAAATGATAGTGATCACCGAGTTATTCCGACTGTTGAAGCTAACGGTGCGTTGACAATTCAAGTTGGTGGAAAGAAATATGTAATTTCTGGAAGTGGAAAACATCAATTATTCACACTTGAAAAAGGAAACAATCAAGTGACATATACGCTTACAGGGAATGGGAAGATACGTTTCTATAAAGAGGTGTTCTAATGTATGTTGTTAAATTGATTAATGGTATAAATGAAACTATTATTCATGGAAATATCGAGAAAATTACCAATGGGAAAATAAAGGAAGAAATCAACGCGATTCCTTCCTTTTCCTTTTCGATTTACCCAAATAATGTTGGATATCAATTGTTAACACCATTCTACACAAAAGTCGAAGTGTACGATGAGAAACATCAGCACATTGCTTTTAATGGTCGTGTTCTAGTCGTTGAACCTTCAATGGATTCAAGTGGTTTAATTCTAAAAAGAGTGACCTGTGAAGGCAAACTTGCATACTTAAATGATACCATCCAAGAATATTGCGCTCCGAAGAACTGGACTACTAAGGGATTGCTGCAACAGATATTGAAAGTCCATAATGCACGAGTTGACGTCTCAAAAGTAATCAATCTTGGAAACGTGCAGGCAGTAGATGCAAACGACAATATCTATGTTGGAATTCAATATGACTCTTCATGGAAAACGCTGGTTGAAAAATTAGTGAAGAAATCAGGTGGCGAATTCCAATTTCGGAATGTTAATGGTTTGCTTTATCTTGATTATTTAAAACAGACAGGTGAAGAAAAGAGTACAGCTATTGTTTTAGCGAAAAACATGCAGTCAATCACACAGAAGATTGATTCTAGTTCTCTTATCACGCGTTTATATCCATATGGTTCAAAAATCAAAGTGAAGGATGAATCAGGAAACGAGAAGGAAACAGAAGAACGTCTATCAATATCTTCTGTAAATGCTGGAAAGCCATATGTAGAAGATGCAGAATATCTATCGCGTTATGGTGTAGTTGAAACAACTCAATTCTGGGATGACGTAAATTCTTTAGAGATTTTGAAATCAAAAGGCGCTGCATGGCTGAAAGAAAACAATCGCATTACTGTCAGTTATGAAATAGATGCATTTGATCTGTCACTCATTGATGTTGATCCTGATGAGTTAACAGTTGGAAACACCTATCCAGTAAGAAATGAATTACTGGATATCGATGAGAAATTAAGAGTTATCTCTCGCACAATAGATGTTATTGAACCACAGAAAACAACATTGGAGTTTGGCAGTAAGAAGCAGACTTTAACGAACATGCAGACAAGCATCAATCAGTATGTTGTTGAAACTGTTGAGAAAAACGTAAAAGCAAATGCAGAAATAACACAGTCGAATATTGATAACACAAGAAAATATGCAGCTGAAATTACTGAAGATGCAAAATCTACTGTTGTTAAAATGGTCGAATCAACCAACGACGAGCTGAAAGAAACAAAGCTGAAGGTTAAATCGAATGGTTCTGCAATCGAAACGATGCAGAAAAATGTTGATTTAATTGATGGTTCTCAATTATCAGGCAACAATGTCTATTATCTACAGACAAGTGTTGCAGGAGAACCAAGCAAAGATATCACTAAATGGTCAACAATAAGACCTGCCAGTATTTCAGGACAACATATGTGGATGATGGCAGTTGATGTTTTAAAAAATGGAACTGAAATTAAACACACACCGGTCGATTTGACAGGTCAACCAGGAGAAGCTGGTCGTGGTATAGCAGGAACTCCGAAGACGACATATCAAGGCAGCACATCGGGAACGGATGTTCCGAGTGGTGAATGGTCAGAAAATCCACCGTTATTAAATGATGGAATGTATCTGTGGATCAAGAGGACTACATCGTATTCAGATGGAACATCATCCGATGAATATGCGGTTACAAAAAACGGAAATACCGGTTCTATAGGTGTTGGAATTAAAGACGACCCAATTCGTGAATATTATCTTTCAACGTCCAAAACAGAATTAAATGGCGGTGAATGGTCAGATACAAAGCCACAAGTTACAACAGGTAAATTTGTTTGGACCAGATACAAAATAACATATACAGATCTGCACGTTGGATATACGACACCTTCCTATGATGATGCATTGGATAAGGTTTACGAAATATCTTCGACAAACAAGTCGGCAATAGAGCAACTGAATGGAAGCATTACACTTTTAGTTAACAGAACTTCAGAGAATAAAACAAATGCTGATGTGTTAAAAACGGAATTGCAGACATTGCAGCAACAAACTGCTGATGCATTTAGCAGAACGATTCAACGTTCTGAATACGATAAAACAGTTAATGCGATTTCAGAAAAATTGGATGAACATGGACTTCATATTGGATCTGATAAAGAAGATACCGTTACTACAGTCGACACAAATGGTGTCAACGTTAAAAAGTCGGATGGTACATTATTGGCCAAATTTGATAAGGTAGACAGCATGCTTGCTTACTTACGCGTGGTTGAGTACCTATGCGCAGGCGCACATCGCTTTGAAGCGAAAACAACTGAAGCAGAAATCACAGAATTTGTTAACGGCTCGATTAAGGCAGCCGAAATTAAAGCAACGGTGATTAACTGGATTGGAGACATAAAGACATATGGTAATGCTTAGTAATGCATGGCAAGTTGTAAAGGAAGTAACTCAACAAGTTGGACAAGCAAATGTTACTTATAAATTGTGGGCTAGAATTAATGAACAATACCACAGTATCGAACTGAATCGAGATTGGGTAGATGTTCAAACTACATATACAATGAACACTGGTTACATATATTCTGGCTCATGGACTTTTACGGGCACAGGATGTGAAACTGTAACAGGTGGTGGCACGCTTAATGGGAGTGGGGCTTTAATAAGCGGTGGTATTTGGGCTTACCATGACAATGATGGAAACTATGAAACTACCATTAAATCAGAGTTACGTTTCTACTTTTCGGATGCTAACGCAACACTCAAAGAAACAATAACATTGCCTAACATTCCCCGTGCAAGTAGTGGAACATGGAAAAACAACAAATCCCATGTCAAATTAGACGGAAGCGACACGATTACGTTGCTATTAGATAAAAAAGTAAGTAAATACAGACATTCTCTTGTTTGGGTAGTTGGTGATAGTGGCCCGAAGTGGCTGAACACCAATGATATTGATACAGAATATGTATTCAAGCCAACCGAAGAAATGATTAAATATGCGACTGATACAAAATCTGTATATGGTTATTTAGGCATTGGAACATACGCCGATGGAACACAGAACGCAACAATGATAGGTACATCAAAGATTGGCTTTTTCATTGATTTACCTGAAGAAAAATATGGCCCAATAATTAAAAATCCATTAGTAAATGAGTATGGTAATACAAATATTCAACAAGATAAAGTTTTTAGATATTTATCAAAGAAAAAATTATCAATGAAAGTTGAAACGAGGGGATATTCATCCATTAAAAGTGTATATGCTGTTCACAACAAACAACAATTTCTATTTATCCAAAGAGATGGAATCTATACTGTCAATTTAGAAGGGCTTATCAATGGTGATATTCAATTCGTCATTGAAGATAGTCGAGGCTTTAAAGCGACGCATGAATGGCATGGAACATATGTCCCATACTTCTATCCAACAATCACAGAATTTTCAGCTGAACGTGATAATCCAACAGTGAATAGTGGTTATGCAAATGCTAAGGGTACATTTTACAATGGTGAAAATAACGTTCTTTCAATCGTTATAAAGGATGATGATGGCCATAGTGCAAATGCGACCGGCCAAGTAGTTGGTAATGAGTTTTCGCTTCATCAACGAATTAACGGTTATTCGTATGATAAGAATTATAACTTAACGCTAACAATTACAGATAAATATGGACAATCTACCGAAAAGTCATATGTTTTAACAGGTAATCTCTGGGCGATGATAATAGGAAAATTAACGACCAGTGTACACATGTTGTGGGTTCGTCGAAACGGAAATAATCCGTGTGGCATTTACAACGAAGGTGATTTATCAACGCTAGGTAGAACATACGCTAAAGGCGGACTTGTAATTGGTGGTGATGATACATTTCTTGTTAAACGTTTTGGTGCTGGTGGTACGCGAAAAACATTTAACGCAGCTGTAAACGATAGAGAAGATGTTCGTATCACGATTACAGCACCGGATGGATATAAGACGGTAGGCGTTATACAAGCCTACACAGACTATAGGTGTAGTGTTTCACTGTATAACTTTATAAATGGTATAGCATATTGCACGGTTTACAATTCTAGTGGTTGGGCAAATACTCCTATTGGTGCAAGTGTGGATGTTCTGTTTTACAAATGTAAATAGAGAGGTGACAAGATGATTATTGATGGAAAAAAATTTACGGAAATACAAGACAGCAATAAAAGTGTTGTCACATTTCAGCGCAAAGTGTTTGAAAACCTAAAGCCACTAATGGACTCATTCGATAGTGGCGTGATCCATGATGTATCATTTGATGATGAAGACATCATTCGGAAGATGTACACAGAACCTATGACGTTTTCAAAGAATAAAGATGGCTACATGATTTCGTTCATTTTGACGGACGTACCACAGAAAGATATTGATGCAAAGGCTTATAACGAAACGCAACCTTTAATCAAACAGTATTTGCAGATTGCGGATATTACTACAGTTTATAAATACATTAAGTATCTTGATAAGTGGACTATTGGTTTAAAATGTCAAAAAGACATGCGAATTGCATATAATAACGTTGTATATGTTTCGTTGAATGAACACATAGCAGAAGATGGTAAAACACCTGATAAAGCATTAGGGCTTTATGTCATTGCAAAGAATGACGGAAGCGGAAACCCTAAACCACAATATCCAAACTGGATAAAAGGTAAGGAATACAATGCAGGTGATATTGTTATACACAAAGGCATTTTATGGGAATGCACTTGGAATAATAATGCAAGAGAGCCATCTGAATTAGCACTTGGATGGAAGAAAAAATAAATATTGCTATTAAGGCGACCAATGCGGCCGCCTTTTTAGATAGAAAGAAAGAGGAAAAAAGAAAATGAATAATGCAGCATTAGCACAGTTAATTATTATCGCAGTTTTGGTGGAAGGGACCTGGGAGAATATAAAACGTTTATATTCTGCAGAAGGTTTTAACAAAAGCGTAGCCGGCTCATTAGGAGTATCTGTCCTAATCTGTGTAGCTACAGGTGCGGATTTATTCCCGTTAATTGGCATGCCTTTGATGGTTCCTTTCTTAGGTTCTGTATTGACAGGCATCATTACAGCACGAGGTGCAAACTTTGTAAATGACTTATTCACACGATTGAATGTACCAAAGCAGAACTAAATCAGGAGGAAATTATATGAGAATTTATAACGTACCAGATGTTAGTGAACATCAACCAAATTTTGACTTCACGCCTTATGCAGGCAAATATGCTATATTACGCGCAGGCGTAGCAAGTCGTGAAGACTATTCATTTAGACGACATGTTTCAGAGTGCCAACGATTAGGAATCACAATCGGTGTATATTTCTACTCATATGCGCTTAATGTTTCACAAGCTATTGAAGAAGCTCAAAGATTTGTATCTATCATCAATGGAGTAGACATTGGTTTAGGAGCTTGGCTGGACATGGAAGATGCCGACCATTACAAAGTAAATAACGGTGTATACATTACGCATGACAACATTGCTCCTATGTCACGTGCATTCTGCGACGTTGTTGCAGCTGCCGGATACTACACAGGAATCTATACATCACTTTCTTGGCTTGGTTATTTAGCACCTGAATGTGATCCATACGATAAGTGGGTAGCGGCTTGGGGAAACAATGATGGAAGCCATACGGTAGATACTTCCGCATATGGCACAATCCAACAGTACACTAGCAACTATGGAACACTAGACGAAAATGTTATCTTTGTTGACACATCAATCTATCGTACTGGCGTAACAGCGGATAGACCAACTGATTATGTTCCATCACCTGCACAATCACCGGCAGCAACATCATCCAACGTTTATGTAGCACAGTACGGCGATACTTTATCAGGAATTGCCGCTAGATTTGGTACAACTTACCAACACCTAGCAGAAATTAACGGCATTGCAGATCCAAACAAGATTTACGCTGGGCAAGAAATCGTTATCGATGGTGAACCTGTTGCTAACGCAAGCGGTGAAGAATATTACACAATCCAAGATGGCGATACACTTTCTGGAATTGGAACTACGTATGGCGTTTCGTGGCAGTGGCTTGCAGAAGTTAACAGTATTAGTGACCCCGATCTTATTTATCCTGGCAACACAATTCGTGTTCGATAGGCGGTGTTATCGTGCCTCTAAGAGATTTATTTGCGTTGATTGAAATAAAAGATTTAGTAAGTGCCTTTATCACTATTGTTTTTGCCGGTTCAGTCTTTATCCAGATTATCCCTATAAAAATAAATCCTTGGGATAAATTGTTAAAGTGGGCTGGTGATCGTATCAATCATAATGTTAATCAAAAGATTGATACGCTTGAGAAAAAACTCGACGACCATATCGCTACTGATACTGCTCGTCGAGTAGACGATATTCGGAACACAATACTTGTTTTTGCAAATGAGTGTTCTCGAGGAATTGTACACAGCAAAGAACAATTTCGATTTATCGTTTCTAAGTGCGATGCGTATGAACAGTATGTAGAAGACAACCATCTAAAAAATGGTGTTATCACTGAAGCTACACGATTGATAAAAGACACTTATCAATCACGATTGAAACACGATGATTTTCTAAAATAGTTATAAAGCCTACTCTCTTAATTGAGGGTAGGCTCGTTTTTTATACAAAAAAATAAAATATTTCGTAAAAATACTTTACATAGTGCCGTCATTATGTTAATATATAAGTGTAGAAAGGAGGTAAGATGAAAAACAAAATAAAAACCGATGAGATGAAACGCCTAGCACGCGATTTCCTCGTCGGTGTCGTATCAGGAGTTATTGCTGGACTCATTACTTGGTGGATTACCAGGTGATACCAGCCAGGGGCGAAAGCCCCTCTCCTTTATTAAATTATATTTGTTTTTCATTAAATATCAAGTATGCCTATTTATATCATAGTTGCTATTTTTACTGCAAGTGTTGTAACGGTTTTGCTTCTCAGAAATAGAAAGGATCAATAATATGCCAAAAACAAGTAACGGCGATTTTAATCAGAAAGAATATAATGCAAAGTGGCGAGCAGAAAACATGATGAGAGTATCTGCCACATACAAAAATGAATTTGTTTTAGCGTTCCGTGAAGCATGTCAAAAACTTGGCGTAACTCAAGCAGACGTAATCAGAAATGCGATGCAAGAGACTATTTATAAGGCGGAAAACAAATAAAAGTTGACCGTTGTATAAGAAAAGCCGCTAATTTAGCAGGTCTACCAGAAGTAGAGCCTAATGAGACTGCTGAAGAAGATTTGAAGTAAATTAGAACCTACTCTCTTAAGTGATGGTAGGTTATTTTTTTATGTATAAATATATAAAATAATTTATATAAAAGTATTGACAGTATATAAAATAAGTTGTATATTATAGTCAAGGGAAGAACCCAAATGGGTTTGAGGTAAAAAACATGAAAACTTATGGAAATGAAAGAACACATCTAAACTTATCTGCAACAGCATTTAAAAATTACTCTGATTCAGACTTCACTATCTATGAAGAAGAAACCGACGGTGAATATACTTACACCATCGACGGCGGCATTTACACAGATAATCTAACCGAAAAAGACGTAAATGAATTCTTTGAACAATTAGAAGAAGTTGAAGACACATTAGAAGTTATCTTGGCAAATCATGCTAACGATAGCATCAGGATTGAAGAAACAATCAAGACTGGCGAAGAGTGGCTGAACCAATACAAAGGAACAGACACATTACAAGAAACAGCATTACTTACTAATTCTTACGCCGACTATTACAAGTATGAGTTACAAATTCTAGGATAAGTGGGGGGCAATATGGAAAGATATACACTAAACGAGGCTAAATTGGAAAATCGTAATTCTTATAAAGATATATGCGTTGCTTTGGGCGGTAGCGACATCGCAACGCTGATCATGGTAGGAATGACAATGGAAAATCGTCCAGCCACAACATCTCACCTAGAAATGAAAGAGTTGAATTTCGGGGAAGATGGCGAGTATAGCGCATGGTTAGTGGACGGTGATACAGCCGTGCCTGAGCATTATACGCTAACAGCCGAATTCAAAAATTGGCTGAAGATCTATGATGACGAGGGCTATTGCACATATTTCATAGCACCATTCGTCAGGGTATATCAAGCCGGACAGTTTGGTTGCCTTATCCAGTTATGTCAAGAATATACAAGCATCAAGAAATTAAAGGAAATGCTGAAGAGCGATAAGAAGATTATTGCTGAAGTGATGGAAGAGGAAGTTAAACGTATCCTCAATAGCGATAAGACAACTTATCAGATTGCAAAGGAAACAGGTGTGTCAACGGCGATTATTGATAACTACCGTACAGGCAAATCAAAGATAGAGAATATGACAATGAGCATACTTCAGAAATTGATTTGCGCTAGAACAGATAAATAAGAAGAACTTGATTAAAAATTGGCCTAAAGGTTTCGGTAAATAGTATATTTTTGCTGGTCAACTTTTTGGTCAACTTTTTTAAATTTTCGTAATCATTCTATACATGTACGTGCAGTAAAATAGCGGTCCTGTAACGTGCTGTCATGGGTGGAACAATGCTCAATCAATTCTCATCACTCGCTCCATAACATTCAAATAGGTAGCTATAGGTAACTTATAGCTACCTATTTTTGCGTTTTACGGAATAAATTCGGAATAGAAAGGAGAACTAGAAGATGGTAAATAAATGTAGAAAAACGGTGAGATTTAAAGAGGATCTTGTGGCTTGGCGATATCTTCTTGCTGATCTCCAAAAGAGAAATAAGGAAGATAGAGAGTATATCAGTCATGACACTCTAGCACGCATGATTGGTATGAAAATGATTACATTTATGAAGTATAACCGAGGAGATATCCCAAGAATATCACTTCATTATTTCTTTGAGTATTGTAGAGCATTAGATATTGATTCTACTGAATTCTTTTCTGGGTTAGCAAAAACTATTGAAAAAGATAAAAAAGAAAATCCAGATGATTATAAATAAAAAAATCACCGAACACTCAAACTTGGCGGGATGAGTTCTGTGATTAAGGGAAGAAGGTTAACCACCTTCAATATAATGCATTAATAGAGGATTCAGATACTCAGATACCCTCAGTACGACCTGAAGAAGAACATCACCACCTCTTTGCATATATAAATATAT